ACCTGCTCATTTGGAGCTATAGATGTAGATCCAAAAGATTATTCTGACTACAACCTAGGCAAATTTTTAAAAGTCATAGACGATAAAAAATTACCTGTCATACCAATTAAATCTAAAAGCGGTGGACTACACGTATATATTTTTACAAAAGAAAAAGTACCTGCAACATTAATAAGAGAAGTATTACAAAATTTATTATTCTTGTTTGGTCTATCATCTAAGACTGAGATCTATCCTAAACAAACTAAATTAGGTAAGAATCAAAATGGAGAGAAGACTGTGGGTAGTTTTATAAATTTACCATATTTTAAGACAACAGAACGTAGAGCTCTTAAACCTGATGGTAGCCACATAGACTATAAAGACTTTTTAGAAGTCGTCAAAGTTAATTTACAAACAAAAGAATCATTAAAAGAATTAATAAACAAAAAAGTAAACGATGAATTAAAAGGTGGACCTGATGATCTAAAAGATGGACCACCATGCTTACAGGTTATCTGTAAACAGGTCCAGGAATCAGGCACCAAACTAAAAGATGAAAGAGATAGATTTTTATTTAATTACATGGTCTTTTGTAAAAAGAAATATCCAGAGTCTTGGGATAAGAAAGTATTACAGGCAGCAAGAGATTACATACAATACGATGAGATATGGGGTGATGAGAAAGTAAAAGAAAAAATAAAATTTTGGAAAAAAGATACTGCAGGTCATACTTGTTATGACTTACCTATCTCTGCTTATTGTGCAAAGGGTGTATGTATTAAAAGAAAATTTGGTATAGGAAGTAACAGAGATACACACTGGCCACAACTTTCTAACTTAATTAAAATAACTTACAGACCTGAACCAGAATATTTTTTTGATGTTGAACTTGGTAACAATGATGTAGTGCAAGTGCACGCAAAAAACATAAGTCGTATGGATGAAGTAAAACAAATGCGTAAGTTAGTTGCAGATAGTACAAGTATCTTTCCACCAATTATAAAACAGAACGAGTTTCAAAAAATTCTTGAAGGATTGTGGGCTACCAAAAAAGATATGCCACCACCTATAGGAACTAACCCTATAGAAATATTAAAAGAAGCTTTAATAGAATATGTAAACGGACCAGAAGCAACTACTAACACTGCATTTGAAAGTGGATCAGTATTAATTGAAGATGAACATTATTATTTTATATTTCAAAAGTTTTACGAAGAACTTAAACGAGGTGACTGGACTCAAAAAAGAGATAGGACAGCTCACTTGATCCGCCAACACTTTAAAGGAGACTTTGATTGTAAAAAAAGATTTCCGAAAGGCGATAACAAAGAATCTTTTCCACAACTTAGAGTATTAAAACTACCGATAGAAGGATTAGAAAGAGAAGAAACACCAGACGAAAAAGTAGAAATAGAAGACAAAAAGGAGATAGTATGACGAAAAAAGTACCAAGCATATGCATATCATTACCTGCATATGATCAAATGCACGTTGCAACCTGTTTATCTTTGTTAAAATTATTTGACAAATTTACAAAGGCTAAAATAAAAACAACAATAAATACATTTAAATGTCCCTACATTGGATACGGTAGAAATGTATTAGCAGCATTGTTTTTACAATCAGGTTTTGATTATCAATTATTTGTGGATGCAGACGTAGAGTTTGAACCTGAAGTTATAGGTAGAATGATAATATCAGAAAAAGATTTTATCTGTTGTCCATATAGAAAGAAAACGCAGGACCAATCAATTAAATATTCTGTTAACTTTGAAGATTATCAAAATATAAATATTGATAACAAAGGAGTTACGGTAATAAAAAGAGGACCTGCAGGTTTAACATTGATTCATAGAAAAGTGTATGAACAATTAATGGCTAAACATCCTAATTTACATATTAAAAATTACAGTGCCATATCAAAAGATGCAGCTAAATATCTTTATAATTTTTGGGAAACAGAATTTAAAGACGGCATCTGGATAGGTGAAGATGTAAAATTTTGTGATCTAGCAAGAGAAGCTGGGTTTAAATTTCATGCCATAGTAGACGGAGAAACTATACATCATGGAACTTATGGTTACAAAGGAAAATTAGTAGATACGTTTCAAAAAGCAAATGGCAAAGCTGACTAAAATATTTGGTCCACCTGGTACAGGTAAGACTTACAGATTACTTCAAAGGGTGAAAGCATATGTTCGAACTGGTACTCCATATCACCAGATTGGATATTTTGCTTTTACTAAAAAAGCCTCTGGGGTAGCGCGTGATAGGGTGGGAGTATCGGAAAAACAAGTTCCATACTTCCAAACTATCCATGCGTTTTGTTTTCATCTCCTGAGTATGAATGAAGAACAGATTATGCAACCATATAATTATGAAGAGATAGGAAAATTATTAGGAATTCGTGTGAACTATTCTGATAAATACAATGAAGAACAAACACACTATTTAACTTGCAACAATCCATACTTTCAAATGATAGGTAAGGCTATCAACCTAGATATAAATATAAGAGAATTATATAATAAAAATGAACACGATAGAAAAGTTATTGATTGGGGTCCACTAAAAAATATAGCTAGTACTTTACAAGAATATAAAAAAGTAAATGAGATAATGGACTTTAACGATTTAATTAAAACGTTAATAGAAAAACAAGATAAGATTCCAAAACTAAAAGCTATATTTATTGATGAAGCACAAGACCTATCTCCACTACAATGGAAGTTAGTTGATATATTAAAAAATAAAACTGAACATATGTATTTAGCTGGTGATGATGATCAAGCTATCTATGCGTGGGCCGGAGCTGATGTTAATAGATTTATTACAGAACCTGGTAGAGAAATAATTTTAAAACATTCAAGGCGTATATCAAGAGCTGTACAACAACAATCAGAAATACCCATTAGTCGTATAGCAGGCATCAGGAAACATAAAAAATATTTACCACGACCTGTAGAGGGATCAGCTCAACATATAAATAATTTAGGTCAGGTTAATTTAAAAGAGGGTAATTGGTTAATTTTATCTAGGACTAAAAGTAATTTACTTACAATTATGGAAGAGCTTAGACGTAAAAATTTATATTATCAAAGTAACAAAGGTAAAAGTTTTACAGTTGGAATTTATAATGCAGCAGTTGCATATACAAAATGGAAAACAGAAGAAACATTAGAAGCATCAGAAATAAATGACATAAGAGATTACATACCAAATGCAAAGTTTTGGAATAAAGATAAAGAATGGTATGATGTATTTACTGCGGCTCCGCATAAAGAAGTTTTATACATTAGAAATATGTTAGCAGATGGAGAAAAATTAAGTGGTAAAGCTAGGATATTTGTATCTACGATTCATGCAGCGAAAGGTGGTGAAGAAGATAATGTAATTTTATCTTTACATCAAAGCAGTAAAGTTCAGAAAGGAATTAAACAAAGTATTGACAAACAAGATGAGGAGCATAGAGTGTGGTATGTGGGCATTTCTAGAGCAAGAAATAATCTATATAAATTAAAAGCTAAAAAAGTAATAAAGGAATATAAACTATGAGTGATGTATGGGATAAACAACACGGAGGATCACATTATCAAAAATATAAAATACAGCCAAGTAAGTTTGTAGTCGAAAATGAAATACTATACCCAGAAGGCTGTGCAATAAAATATATTATAAGACATAGAGATAAAGGAAAAAAACAAGATTTATTAAAAGCCATACATTTTATAGAAATGATTATAGAAAGGGACTATGGAGAGGATAGGTCAAAATAAAATATTAAACAGTCATGGAGAGTGGTTAAAAAATAATGGCTACTACAAAGAAGCTAATGAGTGTTTTGAACAAGCAAAAAAATATACTGACTTGCGTCAGTTAAATGGAAGGAAAAACTATGAAGCTACCAAGTTATATGCAAGCTCAAACAGAATGGGTAATGCACACAGAGTATCCAGACTTAAGAGAGCATGACGAAATTGCTATCGACTTGGAAACAAGAGATACAGATTTAAAATCTTTAGGATCAGGTGCAGTAATAGGACGTGGAGAGGTTGTAGGAATTGCAGTAGCTGTTCCAAATGCATCTTGGTATTTTCCTATCGCTCATGCTGAAGGACCAAACTCTAATAGAGAAAAAACTTTAGAGTGGTTTAAAGATATTTTAAATTGTCCAGCTACAAAAATTTTTCATAACGCTATGTATGACGTATGTTGGATACGAAAATTAGGCTTAAATATCAATGGTTTAGTGGTAGATACGATGGTTGCGTGTTCACTTCTAGACGAAAATAGATTTTCATACACGCTCAATACTTTGTCTTGGCATTTTTTGAACAAAGGTAAAAATGAAAAATCATTGACCGAAGCTGCAAAGTCAAGAGGACTAGATGCAAAGGCTGACATGTGGCAGCTACCTGCTAGTGAAGTTGGAGCTTATGCTGAAAAAGATGCAGAGTTAACTTTTGAACTTTGGCAACACGTAAAAAAATTAATTGTTGAAGAAGACATACAAGATATTTTTAATCTTGAAACTGATCTTTTTCCTTGTCTGGTCGATATGCGTTTCCTAGGGGTGCGGGTAGACGTCGAAGCAGCGAATCAATTAAAAAAAGAATTAACCACCAAAGAAGAATTGCTATTACACCAAGTGAAAAAAGAAACAGGAGTAGACACTCAGATATGGGCTGCAAGATCAATCTCACAAGTTTTTGATAAACTAAATTTACCTTACGATAAAACCGAGAAAACACAGTCACCTTCATTTACAAAAAATTTCCTTTCTAATCATCCACATCCTACAGTGCAATTAATAGCACAGGCTAGAAAAATAAACAAGGTCAATACAACTTTTATAGATACGATATTAAAACATGAACATTGTGGTAGAATACATGCAGAGATAAATCAAATTAGATCTGATGATGGTGGTACAGTAACCGGAAGATTTTCATATCAAAATCCAAACCTACAACAAATACCAGCAAGAGATCCAGATACAGGTCCGTTAATTAGAAGTTTGTTTATACCTGAGGAAGGTATGAAGTGGGGATGTTTTGATTACTCACAACAGGAACCAAGACTTGTTGCACACTATGCATTAAGATTTGGTTTATCCTCTGTAAATCAAATTGCAGATTCTTATGATTCAAATCCTAAAACAGATTTTCACCGTATTGTAGCAGAGATGGCAGAAATACCACGTAGTCAAGCTAAAGTAATTAATTTAGGATTGTTTTATGGAATGGGTAAAGCAAAGTTACAAGCAGAGTTAGGTGTATCAAAAGACAAAGCTTCTGCTTTATCAGAAAGATATCATACTCGTGTACCATTTGTAAAACAGTTAATGAATAAATTAATGAACGCAGCGTCTAACAAAGGTAAAATAAAAACTTTACTTGGCAGACGATGTAGGTTTCCTAAGTACGAACCAGTCTTACGAGGTGATGATTGGGGTAAGTATGTTCCACCAGAAGATCATGAGAGAATGTTAGAGTTACAGCAAATGGGACCAACACTCCTAGACGAAAATGGTAATGATACAGGTAAGAAAAACTATTGGCATAATAATTCCACAAGAAGAGCATTTACATACAAAGCATTAAATAAATTAATTCAAGGTAGTGCTGCCGACATGACAAAAAAAGCTATGTTAGATTTATGGAAAGAGGGCATCACACCACATATACAAGTACATGATGAACTTGATATATCAGTTAA